GTCGTGAAACTCGCCCCGGGACGTCGTCCCAAAATTGTTTCACCCTACCCAAGAGCTTAGCTAAGGGCTCGAAGTTCCAAGGGCAAATGGAATCAACAATTAGCACTTCGGATTTAGCTGCGGATCCAAACCTCGTCGAGGTCACTAGTAGCAATATAGTCTATTCTTCGACTTGTGAAGAAAACCACTCTATGTCTTCTGTGGACAAAGAAGCACAACACATATCTGTACAACACTTAAATTCGTCGAATATAAGTGGAGCGTCGCTCAGCATGGAAAATGTGAAATCAACATCTTTTTTGAATCTAAAAACTAATAGAAGATATCAACAACATGAACAATATAAAAATAGTATAACATCTTACAATGTGAAAGTATTGATAGTGAATGGCGGTTCGTGTATAACTGAAAAAGGACAATTACCATCATTTGATTATGGACGTGATAATCCTATGTGTGTAGGTATATCTAGTGTTTATAAATATTATCGAATTAGTATACATCCAAGTAAAGCTCGTCTGTACAAACAAGGAAGTGTATTCTATCTTGTTTCAAATGTTAATAAAATACATAGTAGTATAGAAGTTTCTTTTATAACAGAAGAATGGTTGGAAATAACAAAATTAGCAGATACTAATATTCATCAGTTACCCTGTAGTGTTCGTTGTGGCGTTGTGCTTCAATTACAAGATGGACCAGATCATGGTAAAATATTGTTAGTAAAAGGAAAAGATTATGATGGAGTTGTCGGTAAATGGGGATATCCCAAAGGAATGTTAGATCCAGGAGAAACTTTTGAAGATGCTGCACGGCGAGAATTATTTGAAGAAACGTGTATAGGTTTAACGCAAGATTGTATAATAACAGATAGAAGCATTGTTTTCAATAATGATGTTTTCTATTATTTGTTTTGTAAGATCGATTATCGAGAGTTCAAATTTAATTTCTTATTATCGCTTGATGAGTTAGTTGACCATCAACTCGTATTAAATTTAAATATGTTTCAACATAAAGACACTAATGTATTTACTCGAATGCAAAAGTATTTTATTAACGTAACTAGTACAACATCCGAAATGTATCGTAATTTTTCTATGTATGCCCAAATGAGCAATGGTGTGGAAAACAATGATGAACAAATTAAATATCAAATTGAAAAATGGTATCGAGATAACAAATGGTTGTTATTTGGAAGAGGTAGTCATTATCAACATGATGTTAGTTGTTTGGGTAAATGTAACAAATGTTATTTTATACGTAACACTACATCTGATGAATTTGAAGATTGGTCACTATTTGAAAAAGAATATTGTGATGAATATTATGTACACTATAAGATATGTACGTGTTACTTTAGTGAAGTAGACTATGGATTATGTATAGTTTGTGACAAAGCTAATCGATGTATGTGTGTTAGAACTTTGGATGGACATTATATTGATGTTTGTGACAATTGTTATGAATCACCATATTCTGATGAAGAACAATCTAGTGACTACTCTAATGATTACATTGAAGATCAAGAATTTGTTTTAGTATGCAAAGATAACAAAATGTGGAGTTTTGATATATATGATGAGACTGTTGGTGATTTTGTAAAGCGAATAGAACGAGATTTATTTATTAGAGACTTTTATTTGCGTGTTGGGTTAACAGTGTTACAAGAACATTATAGAATGAAAGATTACGTACAACATGGTGATACTGTGTATATATATCATAAGTTACTTGGTGGTTGTTCAAAAATGTCTAAACGAATTTATGTTCGAAATTTCAAACAATACATAAATGTTGTTGGAGATACTGGACAAGATTTATTGGATAAGTTTTCTCACATAAAGAATATTTATTTCATACAAAATGGAAAAATTATTAAAAAAGACGATCGACTTTCAGATACTATTGATATAATGTTATCAATAAAAGGAGGAATACTTAAAAACAATAAAGAAAAGTTTATCGGAAAAACACAACAAGATAAAGATGATAATTACATATCTCATGGTAATTTGTATTTGTACAAATTGTTTCGTGCTTTGAGAGGAAAAAGACATGGAGATAAACGTCGCTTACTTTGGCCTATACATCAAATGTTAGTTCGTAAACAACTTTGTTTATCATTTAACACCCGAGAAGATATTTTATTATTTTGTAAAATGTTAAAACGATATGGAATGAAGTATATTCACGTGTTTGATGCTAAAGCTCAAATGTTTACTATAGCTTACACAGTAGCTGATGGTTTAAATGCAGTTGCTGGTGGTCTCAATAAAGCAAAGGATACTGTGGTAAAAGGATTTAACGCAGTACGAGATTTAAATGAAGTCATAGCATATGTAAATTCTGCTTTCGAGTCTATTCGTGGATCTATACCTGTTATAGTTGAGGAATTTGTACAATTTTTGACTAAAACGATTGGTTTTATATATGTATTAAATCACAATAACTTAGATGCTTATAGCATTACGGCATTAATAATTGCAACTTTTAGTGGATATGTCTCCCTAAAGACTGTGATAGAGTCGCTGACACTAGCGGTTAAGGCGGTTGCAAAACTTAAATGCCAAATGACAGATGAAACAACAAATGTTAATTTTATTACATCTTTTGTTAATGTAGTTACATGTTCAATTAAAGGTATATTTTCTAGTTTAGATCCTACAGCAGTAGGAGAATTCGAAATTCATACGAAACTTTTAAATAATATCGTAAGAGCTTTTAAAAATGTATCTAATATATTTGAAATAAGTTTAAATATCATATCGCATGTTATGGAATACTTTGGAAATTATCTTATATCGTATTATAATTATATACCTGGATTTATGAAAGACCAAAAGAATTTAGAAGCTTTAGTTGAAAAATTTGGCATTTTTGAGAAAAATGATTATTTGCGTAAATCAAAATATGATGAAGAAGTGGCTAAATTTACTATATCGTTATATAATGAAATAACTACTTTAGAAGAAAAATTACTAAAGAAAATGTATAAAAATGCTGATAGAGTTATGATATTTCCATATATACGAGCTATGAAGTGCACGTTACAACAAGCAATGGATGCGATGCCTCCATCAATGAAAAGTATAAATGGTCGCAGACCTAAGCCATTTTGGTTGGCTATTGTTGGGGAACCTAGAATAGGGAAAACTACATGGTTACAAGAATTTATAATTGCGCGATTGTGTAAAAAACTTGGTTTGGTTGGTCAATATCAAGATCAAACAACTTTTTCTCATAACAGGGTATGTGGTGCTGAATTTTGGGATGGTTATGCTAATCAACCTGTAGTTGTTTATGATGATTTATTTCAAGTATATGCAAATCAAGAACAAGTTTATACAGCTATAGATGAAATAACTAAAGTTGTAAATGATTGTGTGTATCCTTTGAATATGGCGGCTGTGACGTCGAAAGGTCAAT